CGGGTCGTCGCCGACGACGGTCACTTCCGCCCCGGCTCCCTGACGCGGCGCGCCGGTTTCCCGCTTGCCGATCTCGGCCAGAATCGCGGTCTGCGCGTCGACGAGCGACACCCCGCGCTCGATGAGGTCGTCCGCGAAGGACTGCGGCAGGCGACCCGAGCGGCAGCCCGCCGTGATCTTCTGGCAGCGGGTGCGCTCCTCGGCCTTTGCCGCGTCGCGGTCGCTCAGCTCGACGGCCGCGGGCTTCGCGGGAGGCGTCGCCTCGCGCTCGATGGGCTCTGCGATGGTCTCGGAACGGTCCTCTCGCATGGTCTGCTCCTTCGTGGTGGTCACGGTCGTCGTGACCTCTACCTTTTCGACTGTGCTCACCGGCAGTTCTTGGGCGCGCGTCACGATCTCGCAGGGATTCGCGTCGGTCGGCTCGGCCCCGCGCACCTTCGCTCCGGCGTCAGCGGGGATCGGCACCATCGAGACCTCGAAGGGCTCCCAGTCGGTGGCCGTGCGGATCGGAGGCGCACCCTCCGTCTTTCCGGGCTTCTCCTCGTAGGCGTGAACCCGGTATCCGACAGAGACGTTGCGGATGATGCCGTCCCGCACGTCCTGCCAGATGGGCTCGACCGTGTCCCGGCGCGAGAAGCGGACGGTCCCCAGCATGGCCTTCTTCGTGGTCGAGACGGAGCCCGGGACGATGGTCCCGAGGATGTCGGCCACGCTGTAGGCGCTATGGCTGTCGAGCAGCGGGGCCCCTCCGTTCACCCGGTCGAGGCGGATGTGGGCGGGGTCCATCGAGAGGACCTCGATGTAGGACTTGCCCGTGTTCCAGTCGTACCGCCTGACGCCGGTCGTCGTGGTGATGATGACCTCGGCGGTCCGCTCGGCATCGTTGATGCTTCGGGGGCCGATGTCCGCGCGCACGCTGAGCGGTGGCATCTGTACCGTGCGGGGTTCCATGAGCCCTCCCGTCTTCACGAGAGCAAGGATGCGACCGCGCAAGTAATGCGGGAAGCCGTCAATTTGACGGGGGCTGTTCTGTTGTATCGAAAGGATTTCCGTCTATTGGTCGACGTGTGTGCAGCGGAGCCCGGCCGGTGTCGGACTCTCCAGCCATCCTCGGCGGTACAGACCGAGGAGGCGGGCCTGAATGACGGTGAGGTCAACGCTCAGCCGGCGGGCGAGGTACCGCTGCGACGGGAACTCGCCGGTCGCCTCCCGAAAGGCCGCGATGAGCCGCAGCGTCTCCGCCTGGCGAGCGGTAAGCTGCAGGACCGCGCCCCGGGGCGGAAGGAGGCTCATTCGCCCTCGATGGCCCTGATCGCGGCGTCGCGACCCTGCGTCCAACAGTCGAGCCAGTGGAGCTCGGAACCGTGAGGCACGACGGCGCGGGAGGCCTCGATCCCGGCCCGAACTCCGTCGGCCCTGGCGATCATCGCAAGTACCGCATCCCGCCCGTGGTGCCAGCAGTCCCGACACCCAACCGTCACCGGCTCCATGCCGCTGACGAGGGCGAGCCTGCGGCGCAGCTCGGCCTCTTCGTCGGGCGCCTCCTCGGGCTCCGGTGCCTCGGTCATCTCCGGACCTCGCGTGGTGAGGTCGAGGTCGCGCTCCGGGTTTTCCAGCGTCTCCGGGAGCACCGCCATCTGGGCCCGCCACCTCCTGCTCATGCGGCCTCGTCTGTCGCGGCGGGGTCCGCCGGAGCCGCCGGGGTTTCCGTTGAGGCTGGGGGTTCGGCCGGCGGCGCCGGGGTCGACGTCGTCCGCGGGTTCCCCGCCTGCGTGGTGTTTCTCGGATCGCTGTCGAGGATGAGTCCGAGCTCGTCGAGCCGCTTGTTGTCCGCAGCCATCTCGGCGAACACGGCCTCGGGGTTGTAGCCCCGCTCGCGAAGCGCCTCCGACTGGGTCATCAGGCCGCCCCGGATGTTGCGCTGGTAGGCGAGGCCCTCCCGGTCCGGCTCGATCATCGGGGGCGGCGGCGCCGTCCACTCGGCCACGGGGACCGAACTCGGTCCGTCCTCGAGCATCCCGGCGACTTCCATAGCCCAGATCCAGACGGGGTTGCAGAACTGCGGGATCAGCGTGCGCCAGCGCCAGTCCTCGACCCGCGCCCAGTGCCGGAGCCGGGCCATCCGAGCGGACGAGAAGTTGACGGCCGAGTAGTCCCCGGTGAGGTCCTCGTAGGACACCCCGAGGCCCGTGGCGATCCCGCGGAGCGTCGTGCGGGTGTAGTCCGAATACTCTCGGACCGTCGGCGGGTCCACCACGGTCACCCCTCGGCCAGGCGCCAGGTTAAGGATTCCTCCGGGCTGCAGCTCGTCGATCGTCGGGTTGGCGGGGTCGACCGTCCCGAGGGCAGGCGCCGTGCCGTCCACGTCCGTCGTCACGATCGAGAGGCAGGCGGCAACCTTCTGCTTCATGAGGGTCGCGTCGTCGAAGTCGTCGAAGTCCTTGAACTTGAGCAGGACGGGCGCGAACCACGAGGCGCCCCGGACCTGACCCGCCCGGTCCTGTCGGTAGACGTGCAGCACGAACTCGGCGCCGACGCGGACGGAGGCTGCCACCTTGTTCGCCTGGTAGGCGCCGGGGTGCTCCGGGAAGAGCCAGTAGGCCGCGCGACGCCCGATGGCGTCGAACTCGATCCCGGCCGTGATCCACCCCTTGTTTGGCAGCATGGCCACGGTCTTCGCCGTGTCGAGGTAGTCTGGCTCGAGCACCTGAACCTGAAGTGGGATCGGTAGGCCGTCCTCGGGCATCCGGAGCCGCTTGCGGATGAGGACCTCGCCGGACTCGACGACGGTCCGCATGACGAGGTGCTGCAGGCCGGCGAACGTCGACCGGCCGTCCGCGTCGCACGCGGTTGTCCCGGCCCACTTCTCCCAGATATCGGAGGCCGACACGTTGACGGGCCGCGGCTTCGCCACGATACCCCAGCCGACGACGTGGTCGCAGATCGTGGTGATGGCGCTTTCGGCGTAGCCGTTGTTCCTCACGAGGTCGCGTGCGGAGTTGCGGAGGTTCTTCAGGAACGGCACGATGGCCGCGACAGCGTCGGCGCCGGAACGATTCCAGCCCTGCGTCCGGCGGCCGGTCGACGCACCCTCGTAGTGGCGAACGATCACGTCGGACGCGGCTCGCGCCCGGATGCGGCGCAGGCCGGCCATTGGCGCGAAGAAGCCGATGGTCCGGTCGAGCCAGTTACGGCGGATCTTGTCGTCGGCCATCTCAGGCCCCCTTGCTGAACGCGGCGTAGCGAGTCGTCGAGCCGCCAGCCGCCGTCGCCACCGCGCTCTTCATGGCCGCGAGCAGCGCGAGCATCTCGGCCGGCGAACTGAAGGTGATGCTCTCGTCGGAGAACTGGATCGACCGGGCCCCGCGCCCGTCCGCGATCGCCCGTTCGAGGGCCTCAACATCCGCCTGGGTCCACGCCATCGCTTCACCTTCCTCTTCCGAGCCAACCGGGTCGACGTGCGAGCCACCGCGAGGAGCCGAACAGCGTGGCTTCGCGCTCAGCGCGAGCAGCCTCTGCTCGTGCGTTCACGTCCGCGCGCCGGCGCAGTTCCTCGGCAGCGTCGCGGTTCACCGGGCGAGTGGTGGCCACAGCCTTCGCGAGCGCGAGCGCCGCGTCCTTCACGGCCTTCGCCCCGGACCCGGCGACGTCGAGGAGCTTCATCCCCGCCTCCTGAGCCACGACTCGCCACGCGGGCGCACTGGTGGCGCCGGAGCCGGCTCTCCGGACAGCGACCGCTCGAGGGACGCCCAGTCGCTCTCCGAGAACCGATCGAGCCCTACGAGCGTCGCCGCCGCCCGAGCGTAGACCCGCGCGTCGAGGACGTGGTTCTCGCGCCCCGGGATCAGCGACCAAGCCATCACCGTGAAGCCGCGCTTGTTCTTCCGCGACATGAGCTGTTCGGCCGTGAGCTGGCGGAAGTAGTCGTCGTCGTACATCGGGAAGTGGCACCAGCCGGGCGGGCAGGGATCTCCGTCAAGCGAACGGTCCAGCCGGAGGAAGCCGTAGAGTTCCGACTTCGCGATCCCCCCGACGACCGGCCAGACCTTGTAGCCGCGGATCGGCCGGCGCCCCCGCAGGTTGATCTCCACCGGCGACGGCGCCCCGATGAGGGCGCCCCCCGAGTCCTGACCCTTGATCGCGATCACCCGGCTCATCGGGTACTTCCTGGCCCAGGTGTAGACCTCCGACGTGTTGTAGCCCGAGTCGACCGCCAGCATCTTCACCGCGAGCTCGGCGCCGCCTTCGTGTCGGAACGAGCGGGCGAGGAGCGCGTCGAGCTGGCCCCACGGCCCCGCCTCCGTCAGGTCCGAGGTGTTCCCCGGCAAGATGCCGTAGTCGATCGACCACGACTCCCGGTCCCGCCCCCACGCCACGATCTCGACGATCAGCCGATCCTTCTGCACGTCGACGCCGGCCGTGAGGAAGAGCCCGCCCGGAGGCACCGTCCCCAGCACGTAGTCCTCGCGCCGGTCATAGAGCGGCTGCCACTCGGGCGCCTCGCCGCGGTCGTGCCAGGTCTCCGCGAGCACGGTATTCGTGAAGACCTTCAGCTTGTCGGGCTTTTTCTGCACCTCGATCCACTGCTTCGCGATCCGCCCCCAGGACAGCCAGCCTACCGGTGAGTACAGGGCGTTCAGGTGGTACCCGCGGGCGTTCGGGCTCCTCCCCTCGGCTGTCGGCCGCCACTCCCCCGCCGCGAGCATCTCCGTCTTGTGCCGCTCCTCGATGCGGCCCTCGCAGTGCGCGCACACGTAGACGGCCTGCTCCGGCAAGAGGTGGAGCCTCGTCCATGT